CCTTCTGCCTTGGCTTTTTCAGGAGAACTCCATTCTGGAATTTTCTCTTTCAACCGAGACACCTCGGTAGCCATGACTTGTTGCAAAGTCTTTTGTAGTTCAGCTTGACGCATTTGATTAATACGCTGTTGCTCTGCTTGTACCGCATATACTTGTTGTTGCCTACGCTGATGTGATGTCCATTGACGGGCATACTCAGTTGGGTCTTCAACTTCTAAACGATTCCAATCAGGCTCTGGCGGCTCAAACTCTTGCAGTTTTTGCTGTAATTGTCCTAATATCTGAGAGTATTGTTCACGCTCTCCACGTACTTGCTGAAACTCAGACTCGACTAATTTGCGCTCTTCTGCCAGTTTCTGCGTTTTCCGTGTGTAGTCAGCTTCACGTTGATAACCTCGGATAAGTTCATCCTTTGGGACTTCGATTTCTTTGCCATCAACTTTGACAACAAACTTCTCATCCCTAGGAGCTTCTTCTTCGTACTCTCCGTCTTCGCCTTCTACTTCTTCGGAAGATTCCTCTGTTTCATCTTGCGTCTCCGCAGATTCCACTTCCTCAGACTCAGATTCGGGTTGCCCCTCCTCTGGTTGCGCCTCTGCACCAGTGTCAACACCCTCTTGGCTGTCTAGCATAGTAGCAAAGCTTTGCGCTGCTTGGTTTACTGTAATCGAACCGACTGCGTTTGCGTTATCGGACATATTTACCTCTTAGTTTAACAATCATTTGTTTGGGGGTCTTCCCCGTCTACGTACAAGGGCAACTTCTGCCATCTTGCCTGTATCCATGACAGAGCGTAGTTTTGCTCTCAGAATATCAACTGTCGTCAGAAGCAAGTAAGCTTGCTCTCTAACTGGTCCTTCCATTAACTTGGAAGAACGAATCTCACGATAACAGTCATCTTCTATTCGCTTAAGCATCTCATTAAGGAGTTCATCCTCAAGAAGTAACTTTGCTCTGTCTCCTCTTGCGAGGTTAATTTCTAGATCGTCCATTTACATCATTGGTTGGGGCTGTTGAGGGACTTGCGTCTGATTCATTGCAGCCTGTTGACGGATTAATTCTCGGTCTGTATTCATTGCGGCATTTATTTCTGCGCTTTGAATTTGTACACCATATTTCAATTCTAGCTCATATCTACGCAAAATACCATCTTGTTCAATTTTATCTCTCTCACGATCATCATCCATAATCATTTTCTGACGCTGCAAATCCAATTCAGCGGCTTTCTTTTCAATATCAGCCTGAATTGATTGAGCTTGGACTTGAGCAAGCACTTCCTCTGGAGATAGCTTTGGTGGGGGTGGTTCTGGCAATTGGAAGTCAACAGGCAACTGGTTAAAGTAATTCTGAGAATCCTTGATCGATGCCAACTGAAGCAGCTTAGTTAATGTGTTTGTGTACTGTGGCAAAGAAACAATAGGATTATTAGGTCCTGTTTCTTTAATCAGCATTTCCTGACGCATTGCTACTTGGTTCAAAATATTAATTCTGTCTTCAAGAGTGCCATCACCTACGCCCACATTAACTATTACATCCATCTTGGCATCCCAAGAACGGGGGTCAATTGGCACGAATGTATTACGCAAACGAACCATACGGGCTTTATCTTGATTCTCAATAACGAGCTTCAAAATACCAGTAAACAACTTACGTAAACCAGTTTCAGCAAAGGTACGAGCAATCATCTCAATGTGCTGATGGGCGGCATTAACTGTTGCGGATACTGCGGCCTTGGTAGTGCTTTGCAATGCGTCTGCATCTAAACCTGCTGCTGCCTTAGAAATGCCTGTACGGGTCTGTTTAATGTCATCCAAGTAGTCAAGCATTGGGAACGCTGCCTGACCAACAAATGGAGTAGTGAATGGCTGAACCATGCCTGGCGCTCTCATACGAATCACAGCACCAACTTCAGTATTCAGCACATCATCCATGTTGGCTTGACCCTCAACAATCGCTGTGCGAGGGTTAATAGCTTGAGCCAAAGAGTCTAGGATGCCACGTTGGACACTTGATTTGATGCGCTGAATATCCATGACCACATCAGCAGGACACATACCAAAAAAGGTATGGGGTTCTGGATCAGGGCAAAAGTCAGCAAACTGTCGTTCAGCAACAATCTCATTACGCATTACTTTATTGCCAGTGCCAACTGTGCAAATTCTACGCATCTCAGCAATGCCATCGCCATCAAAGTCTACCTTTAAGTAGCCTTCAATGTATAAAACACTCTTGCTTGATGGATCGCCATTGTTTGCAGTACTGATAACGGCAAACGGGTTACGGGCGGTATATTCTTCATTGTTGTCAAAGTCATTGCCATTACCTGCAACTTCAACCATTTCATCATAGTCATAGCCCATTGCGACTAGATCGGAAACAGTCTTCATAGTCCTGTGGCCTACAAAAGTAGCCTCATCAATGGACTTTGCTCTGCGGTCAATCAAGAACTCTTCAGGTGGCAGAGCTTCAATCTTTACCTTGCCAGATTTTATTCTACACTTGATCTCCACATCGTACATCATGGGAGGTGGAATCATAATGCCTTGGGCATCATTCATTGGCTGAGTGCCAGGAACTGGATACTCACGTACGGCAGAAATCTCAATGTCTGGGTCTTGAGTCAAGAACATCATTGTCTGCTCATCAAGCATAGAGAAAGACTCTGCTTTTACTTCTACAGACTCATCCCACCAGTACTTAACAATACCTACCTTGCGTACCAAAGCATCTTTAAATGCCGAATGCAGAATCTTAAAAACTTGGTTATCACGCTTGAAAATAAAGTCTACATAGTCTGTAGCTTGTTCAGCAGACTGAACATCTTCTGGTCCTTGGGGTGCAAACTCAACCACACGTTCTGGGCCAAAGAAAATACGCATCAGGCTTGGCAGAATGCCTTGTACAGTATCCCGAACATCCATTGACACTACTTGTGAGCGACCATCTTCTTCGTTACCAAAGGGTAGGCCATAGTAGTATTCAGTAGCCAATGCTCGGTTGTGACCAATGTCATCATCAATGAAAGAAATTGCGTCATAAATTTCAGCAGAAACAACGCCTTGAAGCTCTTCTTCAGACATTACCTCATCTTCTTGCATCTCGCCTTGCAAGGTTTCAGCCATCAACATTGGGTTTTCTTGTTTCATTTTTATTCCTTATCGTGAGCCAATGTAGGGAAGAAGTCCTTGTGATGCGCCACCATAGCCTTGGAGTAGTGATGGGATGCCACCAACATAATTGCTACCCATACCACCACCCATACGAAATTGTTGAGGAGCCATCATTTGCTCATCTTGTTGACCTTGGGGGCTAAAAGCATATTTGTATGCGCCTGACAACATATCGCCAGCAGTAGCATTGGGGGTTGTCATAGTGTTATAGGCTTGCATTGTTGGTGCAATAGCTTGGTTGCCCATCCCACCAATAGTGCTTCCTAAACTTTCCATCGCAGTTGGAGGAGCCATACCGCCAGAGGCAACTGCTTCCGACATACCTGCTTCAGCAGTAGGTAAAAAAGATTCCATTAATGCAGCTAAAAAGGCTTCCATTTAATCTTCCTCATCTTCCATATCGTATTCAGTCTTAGCCATCATCAACATATTCTGCTGATTCTTGGTCATCTTCTTGGTTATTGGGCCACCAGATAGCCATGCTGAACAAGTACGTGCGCCAGCACACTTAAAGTCAAACAACTCGCAATAACCAAGATTTGCCGCACCTTGGACATCTTTAGCAAAGCCATCAGTTTCTTCATCAATACCTTTCAGAATGCAGTCAAGCATTTCAGGGGTTTGGATAAAGGCAGCGCAGTTACCGCAACGCATCTCTTGAACTTCATCAATAGATACTGACCACATATCAGCTAGGTTCTGCCAGTACTCTTCGTTATCTTCTTCTGGGTTAGCAGGACCATAGTCAACATTCTTGATCGCCCAATTACGATTCTTTAAGTTGAACTTAATGTCATAGGTTGCGGTTGGGCAGTTCATAGTTACCATTTAACCTTATTTGCCCAGAACGCTGCACTCATCTTGCCTTTGGCAATATTCTGAGCATGACGGGCTTTAAATGCTTCGTTTCTTTTAGATCCATCGGGACTACCAGAAACACCTTGTTGACCAAAGCGAATTAACTTCACATCGTCACCAGACTTAGCCAATACAGCATGGCTTTTCTTTGGGTGGTTAGGAGTTTTCTTTGGCTTGTTGTAGCCAGAGAACTCTTCTGAACCACGCTTAATCATTTCTTTTTAGCAGTCTTAGCCGCTTGCTTAAA